CCTTGTGGTCAAGTATAGTCATAGAATCACGCATAGAAGCCGTTTGCAGGGCTATACGGCAAGGCACATTTGCTTTTAATAATCCCGTCACCACGTTGACCGTGGGGCGTTGCGTTGCTAAAATCAAGTGAATACCCGCCGCCCTGCCTAATTGTGCTATACTTACCAAAAGCGGCTCTGCCTCGTCTTTACACATAAGCATAAGGTCGGCAAGTTCGTCAATGATTAAAACTATTTGCGGATAATCTGTTTTGCTTATATCCGTTATGCCTTGTTGTTCCATCATAATTTGCCGCTTCCGCATTAGTTTATTGAGATTTTGTATAATCTGCAAGGCAGAAGCAGAATCCTTTGCGATAGGTGCGTATAGGTGCGGTAAGCCCTCATACGCCGAAAGCTCTACCCTTTTGGTATCAATCATCAATAGCCGCAAAGCGTTCGGCGTTGCCCTGAATAAAAGGCTATTTATTAGCGTATTCAGGCAAACGCTTTTGCCGCTTCCTGTTTCACCTGCTATAAGGATGTGCGGTGCTTTTAATATATTCAGCATGACGGGATTATTACCTGAATCAAAGCCGATGCAAGCCGTCAAGGGTGCGGCGTTCTCGTTGTATTGCTTATTGAGTAAAGCCCTTTTAAACGGCACTATTTGCCGCTGTTGCCTCGTTACGGCAAGGGCGAAGTGTGCGCCCTTATTGCTATCCACCAAAGCCACTTTTGAGCGCAGAAGCGCAGATATAGGCAGCACGTACTTTTTAACCGTGTTGCGTTGCATCAGGTTTACAAGGTCAAAATGATAAGTTACGATTTGCGGAGCAGAATCCACGCAAACAAACTTGCAGGGCAAACCATAAGCGGCAAGGGCGGCGGCTATGCCATCGCCCTTGTATATCGTGCTTACGTTATCACCGCCGCCCGTATCTTGCAGAATGCTACTTGCCGGGAGATGGTAATATGCCATATCACACCTCGAAAAACTCAAAGCATTTTTGCATAGGTGCGCCACGTTCGGCGGTTATTTCGTAAACCGAAAGAATCCCGGTGCGCCCTGCTGCTTTGTACTTTGTTTGTTTGCTTTTGGCAAACTCAATTGCTTCGGCTTTGTCGTCGGTCTTGTGTATAACCTTTGACTTGTCGCCGTGCGTGAAGTCAACAAAATATTGCATATGTGCTTTTACCTCCTTTTTATGCTACTTTACTGTACCACGTTTCGCCATTGCTAAAACGTGCGCTTATGCCGTAATGGTCAAATCCGTATTCACGGAATAAGGGCAAAATTTTATCGTTTATGCGGCGTTTTTCGGCTGTTATCATGCGGCGCAGAATATAGCTATTTACGCCATACTCCGCAAAGTCAAAGCAGTGCTCAAACCACCATTCATCGGGGCAATCGTTATCGTCTATAACGATTTGAGTCCCTGCATAATAACCATCTTCAAGCCGAAGTTTAAAAAACTTCAAGCCGTCGTTTACCTTTTGGATCTCGTCATCTGCAAGGTTATAATTATAATCATCAAACAGATAATCAACCGGCGCGGCGTTTTCGTCGTCATCGTCGGCGTATATGGGCAGCGAAAAATCCGCCGCCCAAAGGTCAAAATCATCCTGATACTTAAAATTTGCAGTTGCCATAATTATTATATCATACCTCCGTTAAGTTTTGCAATATTTCATCGGGTGTAATAGCAAGCATTTTTTGATATTCCTTGCTATATTCTGCTTGCGCTGCTTGTAGTTCGTTTATGAGCGTTTGTATTTTGTCAGGCGTTGCATAATAACTATTATTTAAGTTTTCCCCTATCTTTTTGATAGATTCCTCATACGGGCGCAAAGGCTCATCAACAAAATACCACGACTCAACCGTAACGCCTTTTATATCGGATTCCCATCTTATAACAAAATGACGGGAATCGTAATTGTAACGTTTTGCGGTCGGTTTATGTAAACCGACAACCGCCGCCGGGATGTATAAATCATAATAAGGCAAGCCGCTAAACCACGATTTAGAGCTATCACCGCGCGAGCGTTCCCATTCTTCTAAATCCGACTTTATTATAAAAGCCGTTGCAGAAGTAAAAACGGGAGTCCGTTTTCTGCTGCACGTGGTCGGCAACTCTAAACCGTTGTTAAACTCATTATTAGAGCCAAACCATTTTGTAGAGCAGATAACACCATTTTTATTGAAAAAATTTATTTGCCGTATTTCATAGCGTTTATTTTCCACATCGATAAAAAACGGGTTATAAAAACTTGTTTTTAGTAATTTCATCTTATTGTCCTCCTTTATGCTATATAGCCCGCTTTGTGGTCTATTTGCCTTTTTAAAGCCTTAATGCGCTTTGCGTTTTCCGTCTTATCAGGGCTTAACTGTAAGCCATTCAAAGCCTCATAAATGGCGCATTGATAACGGTAATATTCCCATGTTCTGTTGATATAGCAGACCTTGCCACGGCTTAAAGTGTTGCCGCATTTGTCTACTATTTCGACCACATGGCGAAAGCCGTTGCGCGTTTTTTCAGAACGGCAAACAATGTTGAAAAGGGTTGCTTTTTGGGTTGTTGTGTAAATCTGCATAAGATTACCTCCATATAATAAAATTTTTTATGCAGACCGCCCGGCGGCGGTTTCGTCTTAATTTTCAAAGACTCATCGGTGCATTTTTTAGGCGTAGAACGCTTTTATATAATTTTGTATATCCTCCTCGGACTCTGCATCCTCTATCATTTCAATAATTTTCTCATACTTGCGCGGGATTTTCTTATACATTCTTAACGCATAGCCGCTTGACCACTCATTCAAATAAATTTCTTTGATGATGGTTGTCTTGCAGCCGTTAGCGGTCAATATATAACCGTCTACAAGCGATCCCGGAATAGTCCACGCAATAAAGCCCTCATGCGTTGCGTATTCCTTGAAAAGTCCGTCAATGGTTGTTTGTGTGTAGTAGTATTTCATTTCTTGCCTCCTTAACATTCAATTTTAATAATTGCCGATTCATTGTAATACCACGAAAAGCCGCAAGGGATTCCGGCGGTGTTTTGATCCCATGCGCAAAACTGCTTGACCGCATCCGCCACGGATTCCGCATATATCATTATTTGCGCCGTTTTGCGCTTGCCTATAATCTCATAATGAATAGTATAAAATTTCATCTTGCCACCTCTTATAAAAATTTTACTTGCGATTTGCTAACCGCAAAATAAATTGATTCTTGATTTAATGCCGCTTTTATTTCGCTTGCGATTTGCTTTGCGGCTTGCTTGCGTATTCCTGCAATTTCAATTTTTATTGACGTTTCAAAAATAATTTGCCCGTTGTCCTCGTGCTTGTAAATACCTTTGCACGTGCTCAGGGTTGCGCCTGCTGTGTATTTTAATATAATAGTGGATATAAGCGCGCTTGCGTTGTCTGTGCTTATTTCCTGCTTTTTGGTGTACCGGTCATTAAGTCCGGCGATAATGGTATAAGTTTTCATGTGATGCCTCCGTCAAGTTTTTTCTTGATACTTGCATTATATCAAGTTATAACTTGAACGTCAAGCATTTTGCGGTAGTTTTTTCAAGTTTTTTCTTGATTTTTTATAGCGTTGCATTTCTGCACATTTTCGCAACCGTTGCGGCGTTCAGGCTTGCGCCGCCGGGGGCGGGGGAAACGCGCCCCTCAGGGCGCGGCGGGTGAACCGCTTTTGCAGACGAACAAAATAAAAAGGCACTTTTGCCTTTCAAAGTGACTTTCAAAGTGAATAAAGTGAATCATTTTAAGGTTTTTCTATAAAGTGTTCATAGAGAGCAATATATAAAAGACTTTATGGAAAAAGCCGAAAATCATTCACTTTTATCACTTTCACGATTTTTTATAATTTTCATTTCTTTAACCAATCCTTGCTCTTTGGCTTAAAAATATTTTTCTAAAAAATTTCAAGAAAATACTTGACAAGTTAAAACTTGTATGCTATACTGCTTGCAGAAACAAATTAAGGAGCATTTTTATGACGAGCAAAGAGATTGTAAAAGTTATCATGCAGAAAAAAGGAAAGACCAACGCTGATTTAGCAAACGGCATCGGTGTTTCCCAAGCAACGGCATGGGACAGATTAAACTCTCCCAAAACAAACAACTTAACCGTGAACAAGCTGACAGAAATGTTGCGTTACCTTGATTACGACCTTGTTATTATGCCTCGTGGTAAGGCAGGACGAATTGAAGATTGTTATGTTGTAAGCGATTCAAATGGTGAAATAAAATGATTTACGGCTATGTACGCATATCGACGACCAAACAGGAACAGGGCAACTCGAAGCAAGACCAAAGCAACGCAATCAAGGAACGCTATCCCGAAGCGATAATCACCGAAGAAACTTATAGCGGTGCAAAGGAACGCCCGAAGTTTACGGAACTCTTAAAGAAGTGCGCCGCAGGTGATACGCTCGTTGTTACGAAACTCGATAGATTTTGCCGTTCCGCAAAAGAGGGTTTGGAGTATATCGACTATTTGAGAACGAAAGGCGTGAATGTGCATATCCTGAATATCGGACTTATAGAAGATACCACCATGGGAAAACTTCTCGTGACTATTCTTCTCGCCTTTGCAGAATTTGAACGTGCGACGATTAAGGAAAGAACCGATGCAGGAAAAGCAATCGCCCGTACTAAACCCGGTTATCGGGAGGGACGAAAGAAAATTGAAGTGCCGTTGTTTTCTGAATATTACAGAAAAGTTGAACGAGGCGAACTTATGGCTGTACAGGCTATAAAAGAATTAAAAATAACGAAAGCAAAGTGGTATAGACTTTGCAGGGAGATACAATGAAAAAAGTTTTGATATTTATTTTGACAATATTGCTTTTAACATTCACGGGCTGTACTGATAAGACAACTGCCGAACGAAATTGGAAAGAAGATTTTACTGTTACATATAAGCACGTCGAAGCAGATGAATTTAATATAGATGCTATTTTGAGTGGTACTTATGTTTACGAACATGATGAATATACTTTGAAGAATAATACAAACGAAATTTTTGAAAGAGTTTATCTTGTTTTTGAACTTGATGCTGTCGGTGCAGATCCAATAGAATATAAAAACATCGTAAGCGGCGGATTAAAACAGGGGGAAACCAAAGTAGAAAGTATTACAATGGCACTATTTGAACTTCAAATGGATGAAGCGAATATTGATTATTCTGCCGGATATGAAATTACTTTGATTAGAATCGAATATGAAATTAAAGAAACTGCTTAAAATAATCGGATTTATAATAGTTATTGGTTTAACGATTGCAGGGATATTTCTTTATTATCCCCTAATATTGCCGATTGCAATTATACTTTTATGCATCAACATCAAACCAAAGCATAAAGAACCGCCGCCCAAACATGACGACGAGGATGATATAGACTTTTTTGAAATAATAGACGATTAACTTCACACAACAGGGTGTGATTCAAAGTCAACAGGGACTATGAGCAATTAAGGCTTGTAGTCCCTTTATTTTTGGAGGAACTATGGACAATATCTTAAAAAACGCTATCCTTGAAAAGATAGAAAAAACACCTAACGACTTTCAGGCGTATGAAGATTTCTTTTCTCTTTGCCGCACTGATTTAACAACAGATAAAAAAGCCGCACTTGAAAACAGTACTCTTCTTCGCTCGATATGTAAGAAAAAGATAAGAGAGCTTGACGGCGTAATTATTCCCAAACTCATTGAGTTGACGAATAAAACATTGCTGTTTGAAGCCCCCTACCTTTTTGACAGTTATATGATTTATCTCGAAATCAAGCGTAAGCCGCAAGAACGATTCTATGAGCCGCGCCGAAAGCGACTGAAAGAAGTGGTTGATGCTATTCAGCATCTCGTTGACGACGAATTGGACGAACTCTTTATCTCAATGCCGCCTCGTGTCGGTAAGACAACGCTTATTCTTTTTGCGCTTACGTGGATGGTCGGAAGAAATTCCGAAACTTCAAATCTTTACTCGGCGTATTCCGACGTAATCACTTCCGCAATGTATTCGGGCGTTCTCGAAGTTATTAACGACCGCTTTACTTACACGTGGCACGAAATTTTCCCGAACAGTAAAATTGTAGCAACAAATGCGAAAGATGAAACGGTAAACATAGACCGAAAGAAGCGTTATCCCTCTCTCACCTGTCGTTCCTTGTACGGAACGCTGAACGGTGCGTGTGACTGTAACGGATTTTTGGTGAGCGACGACTTAATCGGCGGCATTGAGGAAGCATTGAATAAAGACCGTTTAATAAGCGCATGGTCAAAAGTCGATAACAACTTTATTCCTCGTGCAAAGGAAAAGGCTAAAATGCTTTGGGTAGGTACAAGGTGGTCTATTATAGATCCGGCAGGGTTGAGAATGGA